ACTGCCAGGCCTCCGACATCACGCACCCGGTCAATTTCACGCAGACCGCAACGTCAGTGAACAGCTGCACCGTTACGGCGACGACGACCAGCGGCGACGTGATCGTCTTCGAGGCCATCGGCTACTGAGATGCCGACGCTCGATGTCAGCGACCTCGTCCTCGACCCGGACTTCGCGACCACCGGACTGATCCGCGTCCGGAGTTCGGAGGTCGTCGGCGCGGACGGCATCGCTGTGCAGACGCCTGCACAGACGACGTTTACCGGGGTTGTGACGCAGGGCTCGGGCGCAGTGCTCGAGCGCCTGGACGGATCCTCTCGCGCGCGGGACAACATCCTGATCCATACGATCTACCCGCTCCGCGAGAGCGCTGCGGGCTACTCGGCCGACATCGTCATCTGGAACGGCGTCAGCTATACGGTCTCGAAGGTGAACGACTACTCGACCTTCGGCCGCGGCTTCGTGGCTGCGACCTGCGACCGCATCCCGCTCACGGCCTGAATCGGAGCAATTCGTGTCTGACAACACCCAGCTGAATCTCGGCACGGGCGGCGACGTCATTCGCAGCGTCGATCGGACGACCGCGAAGACGCAGGTCGTCGGCCTCGACTTCGGCGGCGATACCGGCGCCGGCAACGAGCAGATCGTCACCACGACGAACCCGCTGCCGGTCGCGGCGACGGACGGCGCTCCGATCGGCGCGGCGTTCACCACGACGACGGTCCCCGAAGTCTCGATCAGCGGCGCGAAGGGCCCCGGTAACGTCGTCGGCGTGATGGCGGTCGATGGCCAGGGCCGGCAGCTGACGGTCGACGCCAACTCGGCCGATCAGATCACGCGCTCGATGACCTCACTCGGCAGCACATCCTCGGACGACGTGGGGAACCCGCGGACGTTGCTCGATGTCATGGACCCGCTGTCGGAGACCTTCGTCCCGCATCCGGTCGCGCCCGCCGGCATCGAGACGACCGGACCGCGCCCGGCAGCGCTCTCGTTCCCGGTGACGCTCGCGAACGAGCAGGTCAACGACGCCAACTTCGGCCCGCTCGGCTTCCCGCCGGGCAACCTCAACATCAACGTCCTCACGGGCACCGCGGCTCCGGTCGACTGCTCGCAGTACCGCTCGATCGGCCTGCAGCTGAACACCGTCACGAACGGCACAGGGACGGTGACGTTCGAGTGCTCGCAGGACGGCGTCTCGTACGTCGCGCTGCCGCTCTTCGACCAGGCGAGTCCGACGAACGCGCCGGTAACCTTCGTCGCCGTGGGGGCCAACACCCAGCGCTTCTTCGCCGGGGCGATCCCGTTCCGGTACTTCCGGGCGCGGATCTCGACCGCGGTTGCCGCGGGCACATTGCAGGCGTCTGCACGGCTCAGCATGGCGGCGTTCTCGGCCACCTATGAGCAGATCGCCTCGTCGGCGGCCTACACCGCCGTCAACGTCGGTAGCGTCGGCGGCACTGGCGTCGTGACCGGTGGCGTCGCCGGCACGCTCGCCGTCGGCGGCAACGTCGCGGACGGCTCGGCGCCGACGCTCAATTCGCAGCGGGTCTCCGGAATTGATCCCGCCGGGCTGCTGCGGACCGTGCTGACGGATCGCACGGGGGCCGTCGCGATCCAGCCGGAGCCGGGAGTCAATGGGACGCCTGGGCCACCCGAGACGATGTTGCTGGTCCTTGCCCAGCTCAAGGTAATGACGTTCTACCTGCGCGAGCTGTCGAGCTCGCTCAACTCGGGCGTCCCGATCGCCGATGACGAGGCGGCAATCCTCAACGATCCGACATTGTTCAACTAAGGAGTTTTCGTTATGCAGCTACAGAACGCAGTCGCCGCCGGCGTCGGTCCTCAGTCGGCGTCCCCCGGTGCCCTCATCAACTCCCGCGCCGGCCAGCTCGGCGACATGATCGTCAGCGAGCTGCAGGGCCGCCTCTACGAGCAGACCTACCGCGGCAACAAGTTCGTCTCGGGCCTCGCCGCGCTCACGGCGATCACGAACGCGACCTTCACGGTGGCAACGCTCGGCGCGACCTGCACCCCGATCCTCGGCGTGTGGAACCCGGGCACCTCGACCGTCAACCTGGTCATCGCGCAGGCGACGCTCGCGGCGGCGATCACGGCGCTCACGGCCACCGGCGGCGGCCCATACGTCTGGTGCGGCTCGACCGGCAACAACGCCCTGACGCTCGGCTCGGCGCCCTTCAGCCGCAAGACGCTGGCCGCGGCCGGCTCGCAGGCGAAGAACATGTCCGGCGTGGCCCTGACCGGTCTCACGAACAACCTGGTCGCGATGTTCGGCTCGGCGCTGGGTGGCGGCTCCTCGTCGAATGCCTCGTTCGTCGGCACCGCGGCGGGCATGCAGACCACCCTGCAGGGCTTCGTCGAGAACTTCGATGGTTCGCTGATCGTGCCCCCGGGCGGCGTGCTGGCGCTGCTCGCGACCACGACTCCGGTCGCGCACTCCGCGGTCGGCTCGATCGTTCACGACGAAGTCCCGACCTGATCGGCTGATGACTGATGCTCCTATGGTCGTTGAACCTCGGCACGCCGGCATCGAGCTTTGCCGGCGCTGCCCAGTCCTCGACGACCGTAGCGGGCATCCTTTCGACCCAGATCCAGCTCGCGGCGGCGGCGGCCTCGGTCTCCGCTGCCGCGGCGCAGCTCTCGACGACGATCCAGCTGGGAGGGTCGCCGGCCGACGTCTCGACGGCCGCCGCGGCCCTGACGACGGCGGTCCAGCTGGCGGCGTCGCTGACCTCGGTTTCTGGCGCCAGCGGCGTCCTGACGACCGGCATCCCGCTTGGCGTGGCGCTGACGAGCGCCACGGCGGCGTCCGGGCAGCTCACGACGGCCATCCAGCTGGCCGGTGCGGCGACCGATAGTTCCGCGGCAACGGGCTTCTTGCCGGGCGCAGCGGCGCTCGCGGGTGCGGCAGCCGATGCCTCGACGGCGACCGGCCAGCTGACGATCGGGGCCCTCCTGTCGGCGGCCGCCCAGTCGGTGAGCACGGCGATCGCGAGCCTCACGACGGCGCTGCAGTTCGCAGGCGCGGCGATCTCCGTCGATCAATTGACGGGTGTCCTGACGGTCACCATGGCGCTCTCGGGCGGCGCGGTGTCCGAGAGCGATGCATCGGGGACGATGTTCGGAACGTCGGCGACCGGTGGCTCGATGCTTCCCGAGGATGAGCCCGCACAGGCTCTCCCGGCTCCCTACGGCTACCTGCTACCGACGATCCAATGAACGCAGTCGTCACCACCTCGCCGCTGATGGACGCGGCGCTCGATGCCGTGTTCCAGGCGCTCGTCGTCGGCATCACGGGGCTGCCCGGAACGTTGGTGCGCCCACGCTGGCAGCCGGTGCCCCCGACACAGCCTTCGGTGACGACTAACTGGGCGGCGATCGGGGTGACCACGAACGCGGCGGACGCGGGCCCTGCGATCCTCCATGACGGCACCGGCTCAGGCGCCGACATCTACATCCGCCACGAGGCGATCACGGTCCTCGTGACCTTCTACGGCCCGAACAGCCACAAGTTCGCCTCGCTGGTCCGCGACGACATCGCGATCCCGCAGAACACCGAGGGCCTGCTCGCGCTCGACATGCGCTTCGTTTCGAGCGATCCGATTCGCGCGGTGCCAGAGCTCGTCAACCAGCAGTGGCTGCGGCGCCGGGATATCGCGCTTCAGTTCCGCCGCAAGATCACGCGCAGCTACCCAGTCCTCAACCTGCAGTCGGCTGAGGCGGTCGTCCAGGACGACACGAACCTCGAGATCGACGTGACGGTGCCGCCGAACGGTCGTCTACCCGCTTAATTCCCCGGAGCATCTGAAATGCCAAACATCGGTCTGTCCCTGAACGACGTCGTGAACGTCAGCGTCTCGCTGACCCCGACGGCCGCGCAGCAGCGCAACTTCGGCAGCCTGCTGATCCTCGGTGACTCGCAGGTCATCGACACGACGCAGCGCATGCGCCTCTACACGTCCCTCGCGGGCGTCGCCGGCGACTTCGGCTCGAGCGCCCCGGAGTACTCCGCGGCCGCGCTGTTCTTCGGCCAGTCGCCCCAGCCCGCGCAGTGCTACGTCGGCCGCTGGGCCAGCACCGCGACGCCGGGCGTCCTGCAGGGCGGAGTCCTGGGTGCAAGCCAGCAGCTGCTCACGAACTTCACCGGGATCTCGAACGGCGGCATCGGCATCACGATCAACGGCACGGTCCACAACCTGACCGGCATCAACCTGTCGGGCGTGACCAACCTGAACGGAGTCGCCTCCGCGATCACGACCGCGCTCGGTGGCTCCGGTACCGTCACCTGGAATGCCACCAACGGCAACTTCGCGGTGACGAGCGGCACCACGGGCGTCGCCTCGACGGTCGCCTTCTCCACCGTCGGCGCCGGCACGGACCTGTCGGTGCTCATGGGTCTCGGTTCCACCGGTGGCGGCTACGCGGTCGCGGGCATCAACGCCGAGACGCTGCTCGCCGCGGTCACCGCGCTCGACCTGCAGTCGAACGCCTGGTACGGCCTGCAGATCGCCGCCACGGCCGCGATCACCGACCCGCAGTACGTCGGAGTCGCCGGCTACATCGAGGCGGCCAGCGTCACCCGGATCTTCGGCGTCACGACGCAGGAGCCGGGCGCCCTCTCGGCCGTCAGCACGTCCGACCTCGCGTACCTGATGCAGGCCTCCGGCTACCACCGGACCTTCGTCCAGTACTCGAGCTCGAGCCCGTACGCCTCGGCGTCGATCTTCGGCCGCGCCTTCACCGTGAACTTCAACGGCGCCGGCACGATGATTACGCTCAAGTTCCAGCAGGAGCCGGGCATCGTCCCGGAGCTCCTCACGGAGACCCAGGCGGCCGCGCTCACCGCGAAGAGCTGCAACGTCTTCGTCTACTACAACAACCAGATCGCCATCCTGCAGCAGGGCACGATGGCGAACGGCCAGTACTTCGACGTCGTCCACAGCTCGGACTGGCTGCAGAACGCGATCCAGACCGCAGTGTTCAACGTGCTGTTCACCGTCGGCACGAAGGTCCCGCAGAGCGATGCCGGCGTGAACCAGCTCATCGCCGCGGTCTCGCAGCAGTGCGACCAGGCGCGCATCAACGGCATGATCGGCCGCGGCGTGTGGACCGGTCCGCCGATCGGCAACCTCGCCACCGGCCAGACGCTCGGCAATGGCTACTACGTGTACGCGCCGCCGATCGCGTCGCAGAGCCAGGCCGACCGCGCCGCGCGCAAGGCGCCGGTGATCCAGACGGCGATCAAGCTCGCCGGCGCGATCCATTCGTCGAACGTCCTCGTCAGTGTCAACCAGTAACCGGAGCGCCCCATGTCTGCAACCTATAGCTTCAACGACGTCGTTGCGACGCTCGCTGGGCCAACCGGCTCCGCGAACCTCGGTTACGGCGCCTCCGTCGCCGACGAGGGCATCAAGGTCGCGGCCGCCGGCGACAAGAACACGATGCGGATCGGCGCCGATGGCGGTGGCATGCACTCGCTCCACGCCGACAAGTCGGGCGTGGTCACGGTACGGCTCCTGAAGGTGTCGCCGATGAACGCGGTGCTTCAGGCGATGTACGACGCCCAGGCCGCGACCTCGACGCTCTGGGGCCAGAACACGATCGTCGTGCGCCAGACTGCGAGCGGCGACATCACGACGGCGGTGCGCTGCGCGTTCAAGAAGAAGCCCGACCTCGATTACGCCAAGGACGGTGACATCGTCGAGTGGGGCTTCGACGCGATCCACATCGACACCGTCCTCGGCGTCTACTAGGAGCCGTGACGATGATCGAGTTCGAACAGAACGGCCAGAAATACAAGGCCGAGAAGCTGCCGGCGATGCAGCAGTTCCACGTCAGCCGCAAGGTCGGGCCGCTCGTCCCACCGCTCGTGCCGATCTTCCTCGAGGTCGCGCGCAGCGGCATCCTCGAGATCCAGACGCCGGCCGAGGAGGGCGAGGGCAAGAAGACCCTGGAGGTGCCGAAGCTCAACCTCGACCGTCTCGCCATGCTCTTCCAGCCGTTCATGGACGGTCTTGCGGCGATGAAGGACGAGGATGCGGAGTACGTCCTCGCGACGTGCCTGCTCACCGTTCGCCGCCGCGTCGGGGATGCGTGGCAGCCGGTGTGGAACGCGCGCGCGAAAATGCCGATGTTCGACGACCTGAATGACGTCGGTCAGCTTTGGCCCATCGCCATGCACGTCCTCAAGGATAGCCTCGGCCCTTTTATCAACGGCCTGCTTATGAGCCAGCAGGCCGCACTGGCCGAGGCTCTCGGGTAGAGCTCAGGAAGCTGCCCGACGACGAAGAGTGGCTCCTCGCGCCGGTGGCCGCCGGCATGTGCCGTTACGAGTCCCTCAAGGACGGCACGCTCGATCTCGCAGACATCGCCCTGATGAACGACATGCTCGCGCTGCGCGTCGACAACGAGCGGCTGCTGAGAGACGCCGCGGAACGGAGCAATGGCAAACGATAGCAACGTCATCCGCGAATTCTTCGTCGCGCTGGGCTATAAGCAGGACGAGGCCGGGCTCAAGAAGTTCGTCGCGGGCATCGAGGCGGCCACCAAGACCGTCCTCGCGCTCGGCGTCGCCGTCGAGTCCATGGCGGTCGGCGTCGCAATCGGCGTCACGCGCTTCGCGAACAACCTCGAGGCGCTCTACTTCGCCTCGCAGCGCGTCGGCGCTTCGGCCGTCAACCTCAAGGCGATCGACCGTGCCGCCCAGGGCTTCGGTGCGAGCGCCGGCGAGGCGCTACAGTCGGTAGAGGGACTCGCACGGTTCCTGCGCAACAACCCGAGCGCGGAGGGCTACCTCAACTCGTTCCTCTTCGGCACCGGCAAGACCGTCGCCGACGCCCACGGCGACACCGTCCTCCTGACGGAATTCATCGCCAAGGCCTTCCAGCTCAGGAAGGAAGCCGGCCAGGGCTACCTCAACCCGCAGTACGCGAACCTTTTCGGCATCTCCGAGAAGATGATGCTCGCGATGCTGAATGGCGACTTCGTCGCCAAGCTCGAGGAGTACCGCTCGATATTGGCCGGCGCCGGGGTCGACGAGGCCGCGCGGAACGCGCACGAATTCAATGAGCAGATGCGCGTCCTCGAGGAACGCATCCAGTCGATCCGGATCAAGATCGGCAACGGCCTGCTGAAGGCCTTCACACCGGAACTCGAGCAGCTCTCCAACTGGTTCGACAAACACGCGGAAGACATCACCAAGTGGGTCACCGGGTTTGCGGACGGCATCACGAAATTCGGATCGATCGCGCTCCCGGTCCTCGGCAAGGTCGCTGAGGGCTGGGGCAAGATCTACGAGGTGATGAAGGACTGGGGCGAGCAGGTCGCCAAGGACCACCCCGATGCCCAGGGCGGCGAGACCGTCGGATGGCTGCTCGATGCGCTCGGCATCCGCAAGCAGGTCGATGAGCTGCTCGAGCTCGAGGGAAAGCCGTCCTCGGACCTGATGACGTTCTTCCGCCGGAAAGGGTGGAGCGAGGCGCAGGCCGCCGGCATCGTCGCGAACATCGAGGCCGAGAGCCAGCAGAACCCGGGCGCCATTGGCGATGGTGGCGAGGCCTACGGGCTCGGGCAGTGGCACAAGGACCGCCAGGCGCTCTTCCGCCAGTGGGCCGGCCACGACATCCAGGGCTCGAGCACCGAGGAGCAGGCGGGCTTCTACGATTGGGAGCTGCGCAACAAGTACGGCGCGGTCGCCGAGATGCTCCGCGGCGCGCAGACGCCCGAGCAGGCTGCCGCCATTATTTCGCGCGGCTATGAGCGGCCGGCTGCCGCGGACGCGGAGGCGAAAGCGCGTGGCGAGCTCGCGGCCAGTCTCGTCCAGCACACGACGATCACGGTCAACGGCGGCGACGCGGCCGCGACCGGCGCCGAGGTGGCCAGGCAGCAGGACTCGGTCAATGACGACATGATCCGGAACGTGAAGGCTCAGCTGCAGTGAGTGCGGTCCTGACTCAACTCGCTGGTGTCGGGCTCTCCTCGGCGAATCTCGTCCAGATCACGCCGCAGTCGACGATCGGCGGCATTGCCGTCCAGGCGGTGCTCGAAGAGACCCACGTCGACCGGCTCGAGGTCACCGAGCACCCGGTCGAGTCCGGCACGCCGATCTCCGATCACAGCTTCCTGAAGCCGACCGAGGTCATGCTCCGCTGCGGATGGAGCAACGCGAGCCCGGAGGCGCTCACCGGCGCGGTAACGTCGCTCTTCAGTGGCGGCGGACTCTCGGCATCGGACTACGTCCTGAGCATCTACTCGCAGCTGCTGGCGCTTCAGAAGTCGCGGCAGCCCTTCACGATCACGACGACGGCGCGTACCTACGACAACATGATGATGCCGGCGCTGTACGTCACCCGGGACGAGAAGACGGCGCAGGCCCTGATGGTCACGGCCACCTGCCGCGAGGTCATTCTCGCGACGACCCAATCGACGAGCTTGCCGCCGCAGACCAGCCAGACCAATCCGGCGGCGACCGCTGAGACCCAGAACGTCGGGGTCGCTACCGTGGTCCCGGGTTCGCCGGCGCCCGGGGGTTCGGTCGACCCGACGCAATGGGCCCCAACGCAGCCATGACCGCGCCCAGCCTCTACAAGATCCCGCTGCAGCCCGGGGTCCCGCAGACCTTTGCGGCCACGCTGGACGGCCTGCAGTACACCCTGACGCTGCGCTACCGTGATGATCCGGCCGGTGGCTGGGTCCTCGACATCGGCGACAATGCCGGCAACCCGGTCGTCACCGGGATCCCGCTCGTCACCGGCATCAACCTGCTCGAGCAGTACGCTCACCTCGGCTTCGTCGGCGGCCTCTACGTCCAGACGACCAGCGACCCGGACGCCGTCCCGACCTTCGACAACCTGGGCGGGGATGCGCTCCTCTACTGGGTCACGACCGGCGCGGCCGCGGTGCTGCCCGGCCAGTCCTCGAGCAGCTCGAGCGGCGGTGTCAGCGGCGGGGCCGGCGCACAGGGCCCTCCGGGCACGCCGGGCGTCCCGGGCCTCGCGGGCTTCCTGACCACGCCGTCGGCCGTCATCCCCGCTGACAGCTCCGGGAACGTGCTCACGGGCGGCTACGCAAGCGCGACCGGCACCTTCAAGGTCTTCAGCGGCACCGCCGACGTCACCTCGAGCTGCACCTTCGCGGTCGTCGCGAATCCCTCGGGACTCACGACCAGCATCAGCTCGGCCGGCGTCTACTCGGTCACGGCCGGCTTCGGCGCTGGCGTCAACAGCGCCGTGGTCGAGTACTCGGCCACCTACCAGGGCGCGACGCTGGTCGCGAACTTTGCGCTCGCGAAGGCCCTGCAGGGCAGCACCGGGCCCTCGGGCAGCAACGTCACGACGATGGCGCTGACGAACACGGCCTTCACCGTGTATGCCTACGCGAACGGTGTGATCGCGAGCGTCGCCGGCCTCTCGGGCCTCACGAAGGTCTACAGCGGTGGCACCGACGTCACCGCGAGCTCGACGTTCAGCGCAGTCGCCTCGAGCGGCATCACCGGCACGGTCAACACCGCGGCGAACACACCCGTCGGCAGCGAGCCGATCGGCTACTACCAGATCACCGCGATCACCGCCGGGACCACGAGCGGCACGCTCACGATCTCCGCGACCTACAGTGGTTCGACGCTGACGGAGACGTTCTCGGTCAGCATCGTTCCGGCCGGCATCGAGTCGGGCTCGAGCCTGCCAGCGACGAACCTGTTCAACGGCCGGGTCTTCTTCGATACCGCGAACAACCTGCTCTACAAGTACCAGTCGGGCACGGCCTCGTGGGTGCCGCTGGTCAACACCGGTGACCTGGTCGGGACGCTGGTCGATGGCCAGATCAGCGCGGTGTCGGCCTCCAAGATCACCGGCACGCTCTCGGACTCGCAGCTCGCTGCGATCGCCGCCGCGAAGATCACGGGCACCATCGCTACGACGCAGATCGCGGCCAACGCGATCACGACGCCGCTCTTGGCTGCAGGCGCCGTCAACACGGCCGCGCTGGCCGCGGGCGCCGTCACTGCCTCGACCATCGCTGCGGGCACGATCACCTCAGCGCAGATCGCCGCCGGCGGCATCGCGGCCGCGAACATTGCCGCCGGTTCGATCACGGCGCTGCAGATCGCCGCCGGGACGATCACCGGCAACAACCTGGTCGCCGGCGCGATCACCGCGGCGCAGATCTCGGCCGGCACGATCACCTCGGCGCAGATCGCGGTCGGCGGGGTCACCGCGAGCAATATCGACTCGCGGAATCTGACGATCGAGGACGGATCAGGCAACGTCCTCTTCGGCGCCGGGACCGGCCTCAACTACGCCAACATCATCGCGTCGCCGGGCTGGCTCAATTCGAACATCTCGCTGAACTCGAACGGGACGATCAATGGCGCGGGCGGCGGTGGCGTCACGCTCGGAGGCCTCGGGGCCGGTTCCTTCGCGTTCCTGAGCGCGATCACCTCCGGCAACATCGGGACCTATATCGCCTCGGCCGCGATCGGCGCCGCCTACATCGGCTCGGTCAATGCGAACACGATCACGACCGGCTCCCTAAGCGCCGACCGGATTACGATCGACGGCGCGACGATCAAGAGCGTGGGCGGCACGCTGCAGGTCGGGAACCTCAGCGCGGCGAGCATTACGTCGGGAACGATCTCGACGTCGCTGCTCACCATCGACGGCATCACGCTGACGAACAGCGGCGGCACGCTGGTCGTCGGCAACTCTGGCGTCGGGTCGACGCAGATCGCGGCGAATGCCACGACGATTGCGCACTTCCTCGCGCTCGGCACGGACACGACGGTCTTTTCAAACAGCACGCAGGAGATCTTCGCCCTCAACTACACGCCGACTGAAGCGAATATCCCGACAGTCGTGACGGTTTCAGCCGTCGTCGACAATACTGGGACGAGCCCCTTCTTCACGTTCCAGCTCTATCGATACACGGCGGCGAGCGGTCAGGTGCTCATTGCCAACTGGCCCGGGTCGGGGTCGACGTACTACCAGCTCCCGATCTCCGGACGGCCGCTGTCGTTCACGTCGCAGTTTCAGGACACCTACAACTCGACCCAGAACCGCGAATACCGGCTCATGGTCACGGCGACCGCGGCCGGCGGCGCGGCGATTGTCCGCGTCCCGACGACGATCCAAGCGACGGAGCTCAAGCGGTGAAGTCCTTCCTGATCCATGACGCGACCGGCCGGATCCTGCGGTGTGGGGTCTGCCCGGACGCCGACCTTGAGTACCAGGCGCGCGACGGCGAGACGCTCCTCGAGGCGCCGATGACCGACGGCAATGCGAACTACGTGGAGGCTGGCGAGATCGTCCCCCGGGCCGCTTGCCCGATCGTAGCCACCCTCGCCGGGCGCGTCGTCACGCTGAGTGGCATGCCGGTGGGCGCGGTCATCAATATCGATGGCGAGGCTATCGAGTCAATCACGCAGAGCGACCCAAGCGGCGAGCTCGAGGTGACGCTCCCCGCCGCGGGCAACTATCGCTTCGCGTGCAGCCTCTTCCCGGCGCTCTCCTATTCGCAGGAGTTCGTCGTCTCATGAGCCAGAAGCACGTCATCCAGCCGACCCCGCGCCAGCACGCGCGTGAGCAGGCGAAGAGCCATGAGCTGCTGCAGCGCCTGCTCGCCATGTCGGACGAGCAGGTCGCCGCCTGGTTGCGGGCCAATGTGAACGACGTGACGGCGCACGCGATCATCGGCGCGCTCGTGACCGGTCTTCGGGACCTGCACCACCGATGAGCGCGACCCAGTACCTGCGGAAGATGAAGATCGCGCTCGCCGGCGCGAGCGGCGACGGTCTGGACTTCTCGGACTTCAAATGCACGTTCCGCGTGCGCCGCGGCGATTACCAGAACCCAAATTCGTGTGACCTCACGATCTATAACCTCGCCGACACGACGGCGAACCGGATCCAGAACGAGTTCACGCAGATGGAGATCCAGGCCGGGTATGAGGGCAATTACGGCCTGATCTTCCGCGGCACGATCAAGCAGGTCCGCAAGGGACGGCTGCAGCAGAAAGACAGCTACGTCGCCGTGACGGCGGCGGACGGCGATGAGGCTTACAACTTCTCGACGATGTCGGTGTCGATCGCTGCCGGCACCCAGCCGGCGGACGCGGTGTCGGCCTTCCTCTCGTCGATGGCGAAGTTCGGCATCACGCAGGGCTACGTGCCGAAGCTGCCGCAGAACGGCAATGTCCGTGGCCGCGTGTACTTCGGCATGACGAAGGAGGAGCTGCGCGGCTTCGCCACGAACTACAACTGCGCGTGGAGCATTCAGGACGGCGCGCTGACGCTGATCCCGCTGACGTCGTATGCACCGGGCCCGATCCCACTGCTGTCGTCGACGACCGGCCTGATCGGAGTTCCCGAGCAGACCCAGAACGGGATCCACATCAAGCTGCTGCTGAACCCGTCGATCCGGATCGGCCAGCTCGTGAAGCTCGACAACGCCGCGGCGGTCAATCGCTACCGCTACGGCCTCGATATCCAGTCGCAGGCTGCGAACCAGCTCCTGTCGACGTCGATCAAGACCAATGCCGACGGCCTCTACTATGTGATGGTCGCCAATCACAGTGGCGATACCCGCGGGAACGAGTGGTACACCGACCTGATCTGCCTTGCCGTCGACGCGACGATCCCCTTCAGCGCGCTGGCGCAGACCGCGGTAGCGCCTGAGTCCGCCGCCATCAAGATGAACTGACATGGATCGCCGCGAACGATATTCGAACCGGGAGGAGGAGCTGCGCACCGCCTTCGAGGCGCTGCAGGGCCGCATCTGGACGGCGCTGCCCGGCATCGTCAAGTCCGTCAATGCGGCGAAGATGACGATCTCCGTGCAGCCGACGATCAACGCGCGCCTGCAGGCGACGGACGGGACGTTCACGACGATCCAGATGCCGGTGCTGCTCGACTGCCCGGTGCTCTGGCAGGGCGGCGGCGGCGTCACGGCGGTCTTCCCGATCGCGGCCGGGGACGAATGCCTGGTCGTCTTCTCATCGCGGTGCATCGACAACTGGTGGGCGCTCGGCGGCGTGCAGGACCCGCCCGAGTTCCGGATGCACAACCTGTCGGACGGCTTCGCGCTGGTCGGCGTCCGCAATGCGACGCGCGCCTACACGCCGCCGGCCGGCGTCGCCGCGCTGATGTCGGACGATGGCACGACCTACGTCCAGCTGAACCCGACCGCGCACACGCTGAAGATGACGGCGCCGGGCGGCATCAACCTGAACGGCGTCACGATCGACTCGAGCGGCAACGTGGTCTCTCCGGCGACGGTGACCGGCCAGACGCAGGTCGTCGCCGGCTCCGGAGGCTCGGCCGTGCACCTGACGACGCACCAACATCCGACGGCCGCCACCGGCTCGCCGTCGCCGCCGACACCGGGGACCTGATGCGCTATCGACCCCTCGACGCTGCCGGCGATTACACCGTCGGCCGGCCGTTCCTTGCCAACGATCCGGCCGCGGTCGCCCAGGCGATCCAGACACGGCTCCGGCTATCGCTCGGCGAGTTCTTCCTCGACACGACGGACGGCACGCCGTGGCTCACGGAGATCCTTGGCCCGCGGGCGAACCTGAACCCCGACGCCGCGATCAAGCAGCGGATCCTCGGTACGCCCGGCGTCACGTCGATCGTGTCGTACTCGAGCAGCTTTGACGGCGGGCCGCGCGCGCTCTCGGTCAATGCTTCGGTGCAGACGGCGTATAGCGCCGCGCCCATCACGGTCTCGCAGGTGATCCCATCATGACGTCACGAGTCGCCCCGACCATCAGCACGACCGGCATCTCGGCACCGGCGTTCTCGGACATCCTTGCGTACCTCACCGAGCAATACCAGAGCATCTTCGGCGCTGATGTCTACCTCGGCAACGACTCGCAGGACGGGCAACTGCTCGCCATCTTCGCGAGCTCGCTGTCGGACTGCTGCTCGGCGGTGATCGCGGCCTACAACTCGTTCAGCCCGCTCACCGCCCAGGGGGTAGGCCTCTCGACGGTCGTCAAGATCAACGGACTCCGGAAGCTCGTCGCGACGTCGTCCGTGTGCTCGGTGACGGTCACCGGCGTCTCGGGCACGGTCATCAACAACGGCCTCGCGATCGACACGAATGGCGAGATCTGGGCGCTGCCACCTACCGTGACGATCCCGTCCGGCGGGTCGATCATCGTGACGGCGACCTGCGCCACCCCGGGCGCGATCACCGCCTCGGCCGCAACGATCACCGGGATCAAGACGCCGACCTTCGGGTGGCAGACGGTCACGAACGCGATCGCGGCGGCGCCCGGCAACCCAGTCGAGACGGACGCGGCGCTCCGAGCCCGCCAGTCGCGGTCGGTGTCCCTGCCGTCCGTCACCGTGTTCGATGGCATCGTTGCGGCGCTCGCGAACCTGTCGGGGGTCACCCGGGCTGGCGGTGTCGAGAACAACACGAACGGGACGAGCTCCGGCGGCGTGCCGGCCCGCTCCTCAGCCTTCGTCGTGGAAGGCGGTGTGCAGGCCTCCATCGTGCAGCAGATCGGCCTCAAGCTCCCGCCCGGCGCCATGACCTACGGCGGCACGAGCGCGACCTACACGAGCCCGGCCGGATCGACCCGGACGATCGAGTACTCGGCGCCGACGGAATCGACAATCAGCGTCGCGCTCACGATTAAGCAGCTCACCGGCTGGTCGACGGCGATCGAGCCGGTGATCGCCGCGGCCATCGCCAACTACCTGAACTCGCTGCCGATCGGGACCAACGTCAGCTACACCCAGCTCTTCGTGCCGGCCTACGCCGCGCTCGCCCAGTACCCGGGCACATACCTGATTACGGCCATGACGACGGCGAAGGGCGCGGGCTCGCCGGGGACTGCCGACATCGCGATCGCCTGGAACGAGGCAGCGGTCGGCAATACGACGAACGTGACCTTCACGCTGACCTGAGATGACCGCCGTGACCGACTACACGTCTTTAATCACAAGCGAGCACGCCAACAAGCCAAATTTCGTCGCGGTCGTGAATGCGCTTGCGAACAGCGTGGCGGCGATCACGGCGGTCGCTCAGTCGCTCTCGACGGACTTCGATCTGGACGCGGCGACCGGTGCGCAGCTCGACATCGTTGGCCAGTGGCTCGGCCAGCCGCGCGTGATCCCGAACGTCATCACCGTGGGGTTCTTCGGCTTCGCGGACACGGTCGGCGCCGCGACCTTTGGCGAGCTGAGTGATGCCTCGAAGGGCGGCCCCTGGTGGAACCTCGGCGAGTCATACACGTCGACGACGGTGCTTGGCGACACGCTCTACCGGCAGTTCCTGTACGCGCGGATCCTGCGCAACCAGTTCGATGGCACCTCAGCTTCGCTCGAGCTCGCGCTCGAGGACATCCTCGGCGTACCGGTGACGCTGCAGGACGGCAACAACCTCACGGTCAACATCACCGCGGGCGGCAAGGTCGACCAGGTGCTGCAGACCATCGTCCAGCAGTACGACATCCTGCCGCGCCCCGCGGGCGTCAACTACACCTTCAGCTTCCCGTAAGGGGAATCCATGACGACTTACAGCAAGCCCCCGGTGATGCCGGCATGGGGCGAGACAGCGACGCCCGTAACGGATCTCGAGTCTCCGGAGACGGCGCTTGGATCCACAGCCGGCGATGCCTTCGTAAAGGCCGGCTGGACCGGCACGACGACGCCGCCCTCGCGCCAGTACTTCAACTGGATCCTGAATTTCCTCGCGAACGCGGTGCGCTACTTCATGCAGCGCGGTGTCGTTTCGTACGACGCGGGCGAGACGTACCAGATCGACGCCACTGTCCTCGGGCCCGATGGGCTCCTCTATGCGTCGCTGACGAACGGCAACATCGGGAACACGCCGGCGAGCTCGCCGAGCCAGTGGGGCCCGATCCAGACGGTGACGCCGACCGGCGGCGACAACTCGGCCAACGTCGCGACGACGTCCTTCGTGCACACCGCAGTCGCGGGCCTCGCGCCGCTCGCTTCGCCGACCTTCACGGGGACGCCCGCGGCACCGACGCCGGCGACGGCCGATAGCACGACCAAGGTCGCGACCACGGCCTTCGTCCATAACGTCGCCGCGAGCCTCCTGACCCGCTACGAATCGGGCGAGCTCGCGGTGCTCTCCGGCACCCTCAACCAGTACACCGTCGCTCACGGCCAGGCCGCGGCGCCGTTCCTCACGAAGTGGTTCCTCCGCTGCAAGACGGCGGAGCTGGGCTACTCGGTGGGCGACGAGGTCGACCTCGAGGACGACTACGGCGACCCGGCCAACGGCTATCGGTTCTGGGCCAATGCCACGAACCTCCGGTTCATGCACGCATCCTCGTCGAACGTCTATCCGTCGATCCGGAATGCCTCGACCGGAGCGCCGACACAGATTACCGGCGGGAACTGGAAGGTCGTCGCGCGCGCGGCGTGGATGTAGCGATGCGCGTCCTCGGCTGGTGTTACTGGGCCGTCTACCAGCTGGCGTCCCTCGTCGTCGGCGCCTACGGCCTGATCGCGCTCCTGCCGCTTTGCGCGTTCAAGCTCTGGCACTCGCGGCCGAGCGAACTCGCGGCCTTCGGCAACCGGACCGTGATCGCCTTCCATCCCGCAGCCGCGGCGCTCGCCGGCGGCCTCGCGGGCGCGGTGATCGGCGCGATCGCGTGGCATGAGTACCTTGCCATGTGGATCCTGCTCGGCGGCCTGATCGGCGGCTGGGGCGCGTGGGACAACGACGAGGACGGTGTCATCCCGCCGGCCGTCGTCGGATCCGCGCCATTCCTGCCGACCTCCGACGTCCGGTATCGCGCCTACGTCTGGTCCGCGCTTCGGAACTTCGCCAACGGCCTGCGCAAGCTGCCGGGCGCGACCTACGTCATTACCCCGGCGCTCGCGTTCCGCGACACCGGTTCGGGCTACGTCGCCACCGACGGCTGGCGGCAATGCCTCACGACCGGCCGGATCCGCATCGGCTGGAACATTCACCGCGAAGCGGCGCCGGGCGACATCGCTTGGCCCATCGCTGGCCGTCCCTGATCGCTTCAACTAGGAGCTTGATATGACGATCTTCACCCATCTGCTCGCGTTCGCCGCCGGCGGCGGAGTCGTGTTCTGGTTCACCGAGCGCGCCAAGGCCACCGCGATCGCAGCGGCCATCGCCGCCGACGCCTCGAAGGTGAATGCGGCCGCGACAAGCGCCGCAGCCAAGATCGAGAAGGCCGTCTGAGGTGAGCGACGACGTGGAAAACGCACGCCACCTCGCCGAGGCCACCTCGCAATGGCCCGGCCTGTTTCCGTGGGCATGGGCCGGGCTCTCGACCGGGTTCTTCTGGCTGCTGAAGCACACGATCAATTCCCATGCCGAAGCGGTGAAGGAGATGCGCGAGGAGATGCGAGAGGGGTTCGCCGATTCAAAGCGGGAGCGCGAGGTGATGCGCTCGCAGCTTGCTGATGTCCGCGCCCACGTCGAGCATATCCACGGCCGGCTCGATGGGCACGACAGCTGGGGACGGCTGCGCTACGACAGGCTCGGGGGATGAGCCGGCTGCTCACCGACCTGCGCCCGGAGTGCCGCAGGCTCGTCGACCCGTTCCTCGACGATGCCGCAGCGGAGGGGATCGACCTCGTCGTAACGTGCACCCTTCGCAGTCTCGCCGAGCAGGCCACGCTCTTCGCACAGGGCCGAACGGCCCCGGGCCACGTCGTCACCGACGCCAAGCCCGGGCAGTCTGCGCACAACTACGGGCTCGCGATTGACGTCGTGCCGATCGTGAACGGCAAGCCCGACTGGTCCGGTACCAGCGCCATCTGGCAGGAACTCGGCGCGCTCGGCCAGGCACGCGGGCTCGCGTGGGCGGGCGCGCCTGGTTACCCATTCCACGAAGAGGCGCACTTCGAGGTGCCCAACTGGCGATCGCTCATCGACACGGGAGAATGAGGTGAATTACATGCTTCGATTCTTGAAGGCCGCAAAGGGCAAGTGGACGACGTGGTTCGCGCTCGGGATGACTGGCCTCGCCACCGTCCCGTCAGTGCTCCCCGATTCGTGGGATCAGCTCGCGTACTTCATCCCGCCGCAGCACCGCGAGACGATTCACCATGGCGTGCTCGCGGCCGGGTTCCTCGGTGTCATCTGGTTGCGCGTGCGGCGCGACGTCAGTGCTCCGCCGCAGTGAGACTGCGCGACCTCGAGGCGGAGTTCCTGCGCTTCACGGGCAAGGGCACGCACCTGCGCGGCGAGGTCCCGCTCGCCGAGGCCGACGGGATCCTATTCGTCTGCCCGAAGTGCTGGACGGACGCGGGCAAGCGCGAGGGCGCCCACTCGGTCATCTGCTGGTTCGTGGGCCGCGTCCCTGACGACACACTGCCCGGGCCCGGGCGCTGGACGCCCTCGGGTACCGGCATCGACGACCTCACGTTCATTCCCGGCAATCCGCCGCGGCCAGTTTCCGTGGCGCTCACAGGCGGCTGCAGCTGGCATGGCTTCGTACGCAATGGAGACGCAACCTAATGTTCCCCACCCTGACCGAAAAGGCGATCGTCGCCGTCCTATTCCTCGCGCTCATCGGCGTGTCCGTGATGTGGCTCGAGCACCGCGGCGCCCAAGGCTGCGAGGCCGGCGACTTCGCTGCTGCAGCCAAGGCCGCCGTCGCCAATTCATCCAACCAAGCGGCCGGCACCATCGCCGGCGCCAAACAGGACGACCACCGTGTCAAAGCTCTCGCCGCTCGTATTGCTCCTGTGCCTCAGCTC